GACGGTCACGAGGGGGTTCGACTGATGGCGGGGCTCGACCGCGCCCTGATGACCGTCGCGCCCGGCCTCGCCGCGGCGCGCGCTGCCAGCCGGATCAAGGCGGAGATGCTGAACCGCCGCCTCAACGAGATGCGCTACGATGCCGCGACCGGCGGCCGGCGGGCGGGAACGTTCCGCGACAGCCGGGCCGATGCCGATGCTGCCGCCGCGCGCCGCGGTGTCATGGGCGCGCGCGCGCACGACCTGATCCGCAATAACCCCTGGGCGCGCCGGGCGCAGGATGTGATCGTCAACAACGTGGTCGGCGACGGCATCCTGCCCAAGCTGACCGGCGGCAGCGATGACCTGCGCGCCGAGGGCCGGGATTGGATCGAGCGGCACCTCGGCACCACGGCAATCGACTTCGAGGGGCGCCAGAACCTTTACGGCTTGCAGCAGCTGGCGACGCGGGCAATGGTCGAAGGCGGCGAGGCGCTGATCGTTCCGATCTTCGACTCGCGTCGCCGGTCCGAGATCCCGCTGAAACTGCGCGTTCTCGAAAGCGAGTACCTCGACGACACGGTTTACGGGCCAAGCCGAGAGGTGCCCGGGAACACCGTGTTCGACGGTATCGAGTACGACCCCGACGGCCGCCGCGTGGCTTACTGGATCCACGACCAGCACCCGGGCACCGAAAACCCGAGGGCGGGTGGCATGCGGCTTACCTCGCGCCGTTACCCGGCGGGATCGGTCATCCACCTCTACCGGCAGGATCGGCCCGGCCAGATGCGTGGCGTCACCTGGTTCGCGCCGGTAATGATGGCGATGCAGGACCTGGCCGACTACCAGGACGCACAGATCATGCGCCAGAAAGTGGCCGCGTGTTTTACGGCCTTCTGGCGCAGCGACGATACCAACCCCGGCGCCGGCCCCGGCGAGACGCTGTCGCCCGGCCTGATCCAGAAAATCGGCCAGAACGACGAAGTGGTGCTGGCCAATCCGCCGGAAGCCGCGGGCTTCGACGAGTTCATGCGCAGCGTGCTGCGCTCGATCGCGTCGGGCCTCGGCGTCACCTACGAGGCGCTGTCCGGCGACCTGGGGCAGGTGAATTTCAGTTCGGCGCGGATGGGCCGGGCTGAAATGGACCGCGCTGTCAGTTCCTGGCAGCGCGAGATCCTCGTGCCGCTGATGATGGACCGGATCGGCGACTGGTTCCGCTTGGCCTGGGGCTTCGCGGACCCGGTGCGCGCCGCCGAGATCGCCGCGCTCGGCGTGAAATGGACGCCGCCGCATCGCTTCCTCGTCGACCCGGCGCGCGAGATCCCGGCGCTGACCGACAAGGTGCGCGCCGGGTTCGCAAGCCGGCAGGGCGTCGTGCGCGAACTCGGCCAGGACCCGGATCGGCTCCTTGAAGAACAGATCGAGGATCGCGCGTCGGCCGACGCGGCCGGCCTCGTCTTCGACACCGACCCGCGCGTCACCAGCGGATCGGGTGTCACGCAGGCGCGGCCGGAAGGATCAAGGCCCCTTATCGAGGAGACAGACGATGAATGAAATGGTGATTTACGGCACCATCGGCGCCACCTTCTGGGAAGAGGATCACGTCACGCCGGCGCAGGTGCGCGAGCGCCTTGCGGGGATGGATGGCGGGCCGTTGACGGTGCGGATCAATTCGGGCGGCGGAATCGCGATGGATGGCCAGACGATCTACACGCTGCTGCGCAATTACCCCGGCCCGGTCGAGGTGGTGATCGACGGCGTGGCGATGAGCGCAGCCAGCCTGATCGCGATGGCGGGCGACACGATCACGATGCCTGCCGGGTCGCTGATGATGATCCACGACCCGGCGCATTTCATCACCAGCGGGCGCGGCACCGAGGAAGATCACCTCACCTCGGCCAGGGCGCTTCGGGTGGCGGCGAATGCCTATGCGGATGTCTACGCGTCCCGCGCCGGGATGAGCCGTGACGCGGCGCGCGAGATCATGCGCGCCGAGACCTACTATGACGGGCCGGGCGCGATCGAGGCCGGTTTCGCCGATGCGACAGATGAAACCGCCGCCGCCGCCGAGGCCGCGGACTTCGACTATTCGATCTACGCCCACGCCCCGGAGGCGCTGTTGCAGCGCCACCCGGGCAAGCGGCGCAGCAAGACGGCCGTGATGGCCATGATGGCGGGCCATCCCGCGCAACCCCGGAAAGGATCCAAGATGGCAGACGATACCACCACCCCCGAAGAGGAAGACACGATCACCACCGCCGATGAGGAGAGCACGACGCTGTCCGATGCCTCGACCCCCGCCACCGGCGAGGTAGAGGAAGAGGCCGCCACCGTCACCGCCGAGGATGGCGAGGACGAGGAAGACACGCCGCCGATGCAGTCCGTCGCCAGCGGCCCGCCCGCGATTGCCGACGTGCGCGCGCTTGTGGATCTGAGCGGCGGCACCGCCGACGACGTGCTCGATTACGTCCAGCGCGGCATGAGCATGGACGCCATCACCCGGGACCTGCGCGCCCGCAAGCAACAGGAGACACAGACCATGACCGGCCCCCGTGCCCGCATCACGCGCGACGAGCGCACCACCCGCCGCCAGGCCATGACCGAGGCGATCGTCGCCCAGGTCGGCCGTGGCGACCCGACCGACCGCGCCCGGCCCTACATGGGCCAGTCGCTGGCGCAGATGGCTGCCGATTGCGCGGGCTACCGCGGCCCGCTGCGCAGCGCGGGCGACCGGATCGAGGCTTTCACGATGGCCTCGCATTCGACCTCTGATTTCCCGGCGATCTTCGAGAACGCGCTCAACAAGCTGCTGCTGGAACGCTACCAGGTGGCCGAGCCGACCTACCGGCGCATCGCGCGGCAGCGCAACTTCTCCGACTTCCGGCCCACGAACCTCGTTCGTGCCGGCGATTTCCCGAGCCTGCAGGCAATCAACGAGACGGGCGAGATCAAGTTCGGCACCTTCGGGGAGAACAAGGAAACGGCGGTGCTGACGCCCTACGGCATCGGGCTGACCATCAGCCGCCAGATGATGATCAACGATGACCTCGGCGCAATCGAGGAGGTGCTGGCCGGCTACGGCGATTCCATCGCGCAGTTCGAGGAATCGACCTTCTACGCCTTCGCGTTCAGCGCGGCGCTGTCGGATGACAACCCGGTCTTCCACTCCTCGCACAACAACCTTGCCGGCAGCGGCACCGCGATCACCGTGGCGGCCGTGTCCGCGGGGCGGGCGGCGATCCGCAAGCAGAAAAGCCTCGACGGGCAGAAACTCAACTGGGCGCCCTCGATCCTGCTGGTGGGGCCGGACAAGGAGACCGAGGCGGAGCAGCTGGTGTCCGAGATCCAGGCGGCGAAGATGTCGGACGTCAACATCTTCTCGGGCCGGCTGCAGGTCGTGACCACGGCCGAGATCACCGGCAATGCCTGGCACCTGCTGGTCGGGTCCGAGCGGGCCGGCGCGGCCTGCTGGGTCTACGGTTACCTCGACGGGGCGGAGGCGCCGCGCCTGCGCCGCGAGGAACCGTTCGGGCGGCAGGGCTTCTCGATGACGGTGGAGCACGATTTCGGCCTCGGCGCCGTCGATTATCGCGGCGGGTACAAGAACCCGGGCGCGTGATCGCCTGACGACAACCTGACCTGACCAGGGGGCGGCCGATGGGCCGCCCCCGGTCGTTTCGAAAGGCGCAACCGGGCCGCGGCCCGCGGCGCCGCAACACGAAGGATCCAAGACATGAAGAACTATCACCAACCCGGAAGCTCGATTTCCGTTGCCGCCCCCGCCGATGTCGCATCCGGCGCCGGCGTCCTCGTCGGCAGCCTCTTTGGTATCGCGGGGCACGACGCCCTTTCCGGTGCGCCAGTCGAGATCCATTTCAGCGGCGTCTACACGCTGCCGAAGCTGGAAGCGCAAGCCTGGACGGTCGGCGCCAAGGTCTACTGGGACGACACCAACAAGCACCTGACGACGGCCGCCACGGGCAACAAGCTGGTCGGCGCCGCAGTGCAGGCCGCGGCCAATCCGTCCACGACCGGCGTGGTCCGCCTTGACGGCGCGGCGCGGTGACCAGCCTTTTCAACGGCATTGGCACCATCGTGACCGGCGTCCTGGGCGCGCCGGTCACGGTCACGCCGGAGGGCGGTCTGCCGCGCGAGATCGAGGCCGCGTTCCGCGAGGGTCCGCGCATGGTGCAGGGCGCCGACGGGATGGAGTACCAGACCGTGCTGCCGACCCTGACGGCGCGCCGCGACGAGGTCGAGGACATCGTGCCGGGCGGCACCCTCGAGCTACCGGACGCCCGGCGATACAAGGTCACGGGCTGGATGCCCTCGGGCAGCCCGGCCAGCGACGCGCTGGTCGAGCTTGGCCTCGAAAAGATCGACGTCCATGCCTGAAGCGATGCACTACCTGAAGGCGGTGCGCCGCCGCGTCACCGCGTCGCTGACCGATGCCGCGATATCGATTCCGGTCGCGGGTATCATGACACCGGTGACCGTCCTGACGCACCCCCCCGCGGCAGGCTACGCACCCGAAAGCACCCTGCCCGCGATCTACGTTTTCTGCCGCAGCGAGAAGGTGGATCTGTCGGGCCATTCGACGACCCGCGCCGCGATCCTCGTGGACGTGACGCTTCAGAGCTTCGGCAATGCCGACGCCGCGCTCGATCATGTCGACGACATGCACCTCGCCGCGCACCTCGCGATCATGTCCGACCGCCGCCTCGGCGGTGTGGCGATCAACACGGAGCCGCGCGGCTCCGAGACGCACACCGATTCCGGCGAGGCCCGCTTCGGCATCCGCCGCGTGACATTCGAGGTGACGGTCGCCGGCCCGCTGGCCGACCCCACCGTCACCATCTGACCCGACCGCCGGAAGACCGGCACAAAGCAAGGAGACTACCATGGCCGCAGGCAAGGAAACCGTCGCGCTCGATC